AAACTATATCTAATACCAAAAATACTTCAAATAAAAGTCACCTACATAATGCAATGTCGCTTTATGGTGTCAAAAATTTTTTTATTACTGAAATAGATTCCGCTGAACATAAAGATGAATTGTTTGAGAAAGAGAAATATTGGATTAATAAATTAGATACCAAAAGAAATGGTTATAACGAAACTGATGGTGGTGAGGGCACTTTTGGATGGAAAGCAACAGACGAACAGCGAAAACAAAATAGTGAGAGAATTAAAAAAGTAATGCAGGATGAAAATCTGCGTAAACTACTTTCTGAGAAAACTAAACAACATTGGAATAGTTTGAGTGATGAAGCAAAAACTATAAAACGAGCAGCCTTCGCGGAAGCAAGAAAATTGGCATCTGGTTCTAAAGGTAAAACTTGGAATCTTTCTGTTGAAACTAAAAATAAAATAAGCGAGTCGAAAAAAGGTTGCAAAATGTCTGATGAAACTAAGAAACAATTAAGTGATTCTCGCATAGGTGAAAAAAATCCTAATTATGGAAGAAAACATTCGCCCGAAACTTTAGAAAAAATGAGACAATCCGCTATTCTAAGGCACCAGAAAGCAAAACAATAAATGGCAACATCACCTTATTTTAATAATTACGGAGCACATTCCGAACAAAGAGTTATCGAAGACCTGATTGTTGAGTCTATCAAGATCATGGGATTTGATGCGTTTTATCTTCCTAACAATAATGATGAGGCTAGAGACTTATTATTTGGTGAAGATCCAATCAAGAAATTCAAGACTGCATTCCCATTAGAAATGTATCTTTCGAATTCGACAGAATATATGGGTGAGAAGGAGTTCTTTTCTAAGTTTGGTCTTGAAATTAAGAACAACATTAGCGTTATTGTTTCGAAGCGTTCTTTCTCTCAGAGAGTTCCTCAGAATACATTTACTAGACCGCGTGAAGGTGATCTTGTTTATATTCCGTTCTTGAATGGAACTGGTGAACTGTATGAGATTAAATTTACGAATCAAACAAAAGATTTCTTTATGTTGGGAAGAAAAGTTCCTTATTTCTATGAATTGGAAATGGAGAAATTCAAGTACTCACAAGAAGTTATTGAGACTGGTATGACTGAAATTGATGATGTGGTTACAGAGTCTGCGTATACAATACACTTAGATTTGGGTGTGGGAACAGGAACATATTTGGATAAGGAACTTGTATTTCAATCGACTGATGCAACATATGCAAATGCAACAACATCTGCAACAGTATCTTCATGGAATTCAGTAAGTAAGGTTCTATCCGTTACAAATATTCTTGGTGAATTTGTTGATGGTTCTGTGGTTAGGGGTGCAACTAGTAACGCACACTATACATTGGCTACGTTTGATTTGATGAACGTGCCATCAACACATGAAAATTATGATAATGGTTATATTGAAACTCAGGGATCCGTAATCGTGAATACAACAGAGTCTAATCCTTTCGGTAGCATTTAATGGCAAATTCATATAATAGAGTTATACGAAAACTTACTGTAGCATTTGGTGATTTATTTAATAACATCACCTTAGTTCGGTATAATCAAGACTTGACGGAACAGGAAAGATTCCTTGTTCCAATTGCATATGCTTCGAAAGAAATGTATGTGATGCGTTTGCAAGGTGATCCCGATCTAGATAAAAAAGTTCAAATGACGTTACCTAGAATGTCTTATATTTTGAACGGCCTATCCTACAGTTCGGAACGCAAACTGAATACGAACCAAAAGAAATTTGCCAGTACTGCATCCGGTGGAGTAATTTCACAATACAATCCGGTTCCATACGATTTTGATTTTTCATTATATCTCTATGTTAGAAACATTGAGGACGGCAATCAAATCATAGAACACATACTTCCTTTCTTTACACCAGATTACACAATTAATTTGAATCTTATTCCTGAGATGGGTGTAGTTAAAGAAGTACCTATTATTTTGAAGAATGTTGATTACTCTGTTCAAGATGAAGGTAATAGAGAATCCGATCCAAGAATTATTATTTGGACTTTAAATTTTACCGTACATGGATACATATTTGGTGCAACATCTCCTGTAAATATAATAAGAAATTCTATAACAAATATATTGAGTGGTGTTTCTGAACATGATAATGTCGCATTTAATATGAATGCAACGGGTACAGGAACATATAAAGACGGCGAAATTGTTTACCAGGGATATTCTTTACAAACAGCAACAGCAACAGCAAAGGTTCTTTTTTATTCAAACAACACCTTGCATGTTACTGAAATACAAGGTAATTTTGTTTCTAGTATGCCCATTTACGGCGCACAGAGTAATGCGAAATATACCTTTACTTCGTATCAGGTGGTTCCATTGCAACTAGTCAAAGTGGATGTTGTTCCTAATCCAACAAATGCTACTCCGAATAGTGCATATACATATACCACGACTATTACGGAATATCCTAATATATAATCATTAATTACTTATGAGCGACTTTGATAAAAATATGGCAGAACTATTTGAAGTGACTCCGGTTGTAAAATCCGAAAAATTGCCTGTGGTGATACAGAAACCCACATCTGATGTGGTGGATTTGGATCAAGATTTGACTGATGCATATAACCAGTCAAAAGAAAATCTTCAGGATATTATCGACCAGGGTAAAGATGCAATGGATGAGATATTACATATCGCTAAAGCGTCTGAACATCCAAGAGCGTTTGAGGTGTATGGTACACTATTAAAGAACGTAGTTGATGCAAATAAAGAATTGATAAGTTTGCAGAAACAGATGCGTGATATGAATGGTAAAAAAGAAACAAACAATACCAATATCGATAAAGCAATTTTTGTGGGTAGCACAGCAGAACTTAGCAAGTTGCTAAAAGGTAAAGAATGAGTAGTAAAGACTCGTACCGCGATAACCCATTACTTAAACGGGTTGCGGTAGACCTCCAATACACACAAGAACAGATCGATGAGTATGTAAAGTGTGCTGCGGATCCAATATATTTTACCAAATATGTTAAGATTATTACCCTAGATGATGGTCTTGTTCCTTTCAAGATGTATGATTTTCAAGAGGACATGATTCGAATCTTTCACAAAAATAGATTCGTTATCACCAAGTGCCCTCGTCAGGTTGGTAAGACAACAACTACGGTTGCATATTTGCTTTGGGCTTCATTGTTCCAAGACTCACAAAATATTGCAATCCTAGCCAATCGAGGCCAGACGGCCCGAGATATTCTGGGTAAGTTTCAACTAGCATACGAAAATTTACCTATGTGGCTCCAGCAGGGTGTGGTGACTTGGAATAAAGGCTTTGTTGAGCTGGAGAACGGCTCAAAGTTGGTTGCATCATCAACATCATCGTCTGCTGCTCGATCCGGTTCTTTCAATATCGTATTCTTGGACGAATTTGCTTTCGTTCCGGGTAACATTGCAACAGACTTCTTCACTTCAGTATATCCGGTTATTACTGCTGGTACCAAAACGAAGATCATTATTGTTTCTACTCCTAACGGCATGAATCTTTTCTACAAGATTTGGACTGATGCAATAAACAAACGAAACAATTATGTACCATTCGAAATTCATTGGTCGATGGTTCCAGGCAGAGATGAAATCTGGAAAGAAGAAACAATCAAGAATACTTCGGAACATCAATTTAGGCAGGAGTTTGAAACAGAGTTCTTAGGCTCAACCAATACTCTGATTGCTGGTACTAAGTTGCAACAACTCGTATATAAGGAAGTTGTTGCTGAACATGATATGATGAAGATATATGAGCATCCTATTAAAGGTGATGATGATCTGAAAAAGGATCATTTATACTGTATGATGGTCGATGTATCTGAAGGTAGAAACATGGATGCTTCTGCGTTCTCTGTGTTTGATATTTCTGCCACACCATATAAACAAGTTGCAACATATAAGAGTTCCTCCATTTCTCCTATTTTGTTTCCGACAGTCATTTATAATGCTGCAAAGTTCTATAATGATGCGTACATCCTAGTGGAGATAAATAATAATCCACAAGTTGCGGATATCATACACCAAGATTTGGAGTACGATAACTTATTCAAGATATTTACTGGTAATAAAAAACCACAACAATTATCTGCGGGGTTCGGTCGAGGTGTACAGTTAGGTGTAAAAATGTCACCTGCAGTCAAGAGAATCGGATGTTCTAATCTGAAAACCTTGATTGAAGGTAATAAATTAATTATACAAGATTTTGATACGATTGCGGAATTGGCCACATTCGTCGCAAATAAAACTTCATTTGCTGCCGAAGAGGGTGAAAATGATGACTTGGTGATGACTTTAGTTCTTTTCGCGTGGGTTGCAACACAGAAATACTTTAAGGAAATTGTTAGTCACGATATACGCAAACAAATTCAGCTTGAAAATATGAACCAAGTTGATGAAGAAACACTGCCTGCACCAATTATTGAAGATGGTTTGGAACATAGTTTTGAGGTTATGGATGGTGATGTATGGGAAGTTGCAGACTCCGGACAAACTTATTCAAGTTTTATCCGGGACATGATGCGTAATCTATAAAAGTAGTCTTACATAAATATTAGTACGGTATAATATTGCCACTATAACATAAAATATCAAGGAGAAAATAATATGGCATTTTCAATCTCTCCAGGCGTAACAGTATCTGAAGTTGACTTAACAACAGTTGTTCCTTCAGTACTTACTACAGCCGGTGCATTTGCGGGGCGTTTCGCATGGGGTCCAGCAAACAAAAGAATTACGGTTTCAAGTGAGTCTGAATTGAACCAAAGGTTTGGCAATCCGAATAATGATAACTATACATCATATTTTACTGCTGCTTCATTTTTGGCATACGGCAATAACCTAAAAGTTGTTCGTGCTGTTGCTACTACCACTTATAATGCTGAGTCTGGTGCTGGTGCAAGTCTACAAATCAGAAATGAAGATGATTTTGATAATACGTATCTTCGTGCCGACAATGCTGATTCATATGGTGCTTTTGTTGCTAGATATCCTGGTGTATTAGGCAATTCATTGGTCGTATCTGTTGCTGATTCTGATTCATATTCTGTTTGGACATACAAAAGTTATTTCCCTGGTGCTCCAGGAACATCTGCACAAGCGACTGACGCCGGATCATTATACGATGAGTTCCATGTTATTGTGATTGACGCTGGCGGTTTGTTCACTGGTGTTAAGGGCACAATTCTTGAAGTATTTCCGTTCCTATCGAAAGGTTCGGATGCTACAGATTCTTTAGGCAATTCAAACTACTATAGAAATTACATTTTTAATAATTCCAAGTATGTCTATGCCATGGGTCCTGCCTCCTATGCAACGACTAATGCCACATGGGATCTTCCATTGTCGTCGCAGACCACATATACTAAGCTTGCGAGTGCTGAAACTCTCACTATGGCTAATGGTACTGATGCAGCACCAACTGCCGGAAGTTACGAAACTGCATTTGGTGAGTTCTCGAACGGCGACGAAGTTGATGTTTCATTGGTTATCACCGGTGATGCGCCAGTTGTAACACAGCAGTGGGTTATTGATAATGTTGCAAACACTCGCAAAGATTGTATCGCTTTTGTTTCACCTCCTTCGGCTAACGTGGTGAATCAATCAGGTAGTGAGGTTACTAATATTACCGCATGGACCGCAGCACTCGCAAAATCAACATCTTATGCTGTTGCTGACTCCGGTTGGAAGTATATGTTCGACAAGTACAACAACGTATATCGTTGGGTTCCACTGAACGGCGACATTGCCGGTCTTTGTGTTTACACCGATTCTGTGCGAGATCCATGGTATTCGCCAGCGGGCTACAATCGTGGCAACCTGAAGAATGTTGTTAAACTTGCATGGAATCCAACCAAAGCCGAACGAGATAGTTTATACACTCTAGGCATCAATCCTGTTGCGACATTTCCCGGACAAGGAACTGTTCTATTTGGTGACAAAACGCTTCTCAGCAAGCCTTCGGCATTTGACAGAATTAACGTCCGTAGATTGTTTATTGTCTTAGAAAAGGCAATCGCACAGGCTTCGAAATTCTCGATGTTCGAATTCAACGATGATTTTACTCGCGCACAGTTTGTTGCATTAGTAACTCCATTCCTAAGAGACATTCAGGGTCGCCGTGGTATCTATGATTTCCGCGTTGTGTGTGATACCACAAATAACACTTCACAAGTTATCGATTCTAATCAGTTTGTTGGTGACATTTACGTTAAACCAGCAAGAGCAATTAACTTCATCCAACTGAATTTCGTTGCTGTTAGAACCGGTGTAGATTTCACTGAAGTCGTTGGTAAATTCTAATAAATACTTCAACGATAAGGAGAACTTAAATGGCATTTAATGTAGCAGAATTCAGAGCAAATATGGTGGGGGACGGTGCTCGTCCCAATCTATTCTCTGTATCTTTAACCTTCCCAACAATCGCAGCAAACGGTGTTGCTGCAGGACAGAAAGCAACATTCATGGTAAAAGGCGCTCAACTGCCCGGCTCCACAGTTGCGTCTGTTCCTGTTTTCTATTTTGGTCGTGAACTTAAATTCGCGGGCAATAGATCATTTGCAGATTGGACACCAACGATCATTAACGATGAAGATTTTGCGATCCGCAATTCTTTAGAATCGTGGATGAACGCTATAAATAGTCATGCTGGTAACCTACGTAATGGCGGAGCAAAATCACCAGCAGGTTATACTGTTGATGCTACTGTGACTCAATACGGCAAAACCGGCAATGCACTAAAGACGTACAAATTTGTTGGTATGTTCCCAACAGACATTGCACCAATCGATTTGAGTTGGCAAGATAATGACTCGATTGAAGAGTATGGTGTGACATTTGCTTATCAATGGTGGGAAGCGGTTGAAATTACGACCTAAATATTTCTATAATTTTTTAACAATGATTTTTAAGGTGAAATAAACAAAGAAATATGGCAGCAAATAAATTCTCTCTATTTGGTTTTACGATTGCACGGGAAAAGTCTGAACAGGACAATTCCGTGCAACAATCGTTTACGCCACCGTCTAATGATGATGGCGCTTTAACTATTACGTCTGCCGCATATTATGGTACATATGTTGACTTGGATGGTACAGCAAAGAATGACGTAGAGTTAATTTCTCGTTACCGTGAAATGGCTATGCAGCCAGAAATCGAATCCGCTATTGATGATATTGTTAATGAGGCCATATGCCAAGATGATGACGGTAAGATCATCAAAATTGTTTTAGATGATTTGCAACAGCCAGATAAAATTAAAAAGGCGATTAAGACAGAGTTTCAAAATGTCTTACGCCTTTTGAATTATAAGAATATGGCACAAGATATTTTCCGTAGATATTATATCGATGGTAGAATGTACTATCACATTATTATTGACCGCGAAAATCCAATTTCTGGTGTCAAAGAACTTCGTTATATTGATCCTAGAAAATTGCGTAAGGTTCGTGAAGTCAAGAAGCAAAAAGATGAGCGTACTGGTGTTGAGGTCATGGACCTTGTGAATGAGTATTACATCTATAACGATAAAGTTATTTCCAGTTCTTCTTCCAGTTTTGGTCCAGTTGGTGTTCGTATTACCACAGACTCTATTATTTCTGTAGTTTCTGGTTTGATGGATTCTCGCCGTGCTGTAGTGCTTTCGTATCTACACAAAGCAATTAAACCGTTGAATCAGTTGCGTATGATTGAAGATGCTACTGTCATCTATCGTATTTCTAGAGCACCCGAACGTAGAATTTTCTATATCGACGTTGGCAATCTGCCTAAGTTGAAGGCTGAACAATATCTCCGTGATATCATGGTCAAATACAAGAATAAACTTGTGTATGATGCAAATACTGGTGAAGTTCGTGATGACCGTAAGTTTATGTCCATGATGGAAGACTTCTGGTTGCCACGTAGAGAAGGTGGCAAGGGCACAGAGATTACTACATTGCCTGGTGGACAGAATCTTGGTGAACTTGAAGACGTTAAGTATTTCGAAAAGAAACTTTATAAATCTTTGAATGTCCCTGTTTCACGTATTGATCCAAATAGTTCAGGTTTCTCATTTGGTCGTGCCTCCGAAATTACTAGAGATGAATTAAAGTTCTCTAAGTTTGTTGATAGAATGCGTAACAAGTTTTCTGATTTGTTTGACCAAGCAATGCGTGTGCAATGTGTACTGAAAGGTATCTGCACCGCCGAGGAATGGTTACATTTCAGGGAATATATACACTATGACTTTATCAAAGATAACAACATCACCGAGCTTAAAGAAGCTGAGTTGATGAAAGAAAGATTGAGTCTGTTGGACCAAGTTGATAACTATACCGGTAGATACTTCTCGCAAGTTTGGATCCAAAGAAATGTGTTGCGTTTAACTGATGATGAAATCAAAGAAATGCAAACCGAAATTGATAAAGAAAAAGAAGAAGGTCTTGGTGTTCCAGTTAGCGTGACAACAGGTGTTGCACAACAACAGATGATGAACATGGCCGCAGCAGATGCTCCTGCACCTGATGTCGCACCACAAAAAGAAGAAGAAGAACCAATCTTCAGCAAGATAAAAAGAATTTTATAAATATAATAATCAATAGACTATTTGGAGAAAAACATGTCTGATACAAGAAAACTTATCGACTTTGCACACGACCAGAATGGCTCAGAATTCCGCGATGCGTTGTATTCGGCTATCCATGATAAGGTCACCGCACACATTGATGCTAAACGTGCTGAGATTGCACAGACTTTGATTACTCAACAAGAAGAAGAGGTTGAGTATGATGAAGATGATGAGTATGAATCGATTGATGAGTTATCTAAATCTACATTGGCGTCTTATACAGGTAAAGCATATAAAGACCAAGGAGCTCGGATGGCCAAAGCAGGTTATATTTCTGGGCTTTATAAGGCTGGAACGGATAAAAATATAAACGTAAAACAACTTAGAAAGGTTGTAGGTAAAGATGAAACTCGTAAAGATAAGAACCGTGACGCCGGCGTCAACCGCGCATTAGGTAGATTATCCAAAGAAGAGGTTGACTCGATGGATGAAGCAGGCAGTCCTTTTGATAAAGACTACAAGAGTCAAGTTCCAACTAAGCCAGGTGAGAAGGCAGGCTTCACTTCCAAAAAGGTTTCAACCGGTACAGTTTTCTCAAGAGTCCCACCTAAAGTTGAACCTACCAAAGAGAAATAAACAATGGCAACGTCAAATAGTACACAAATACTCATAGATACAAATAAACGAGTAGTCATTAAACGTGTCGGCATTTTCGACGCGGCCGGCGGAGATGAGGCGAAAACATTAATGTTGGATGCCAGAACTCTTAGTGGTACTCTGGACGCCAACGGACGACTATGGCAATCCGGCAATACCTTACCAGCAGGCTTCGGTGCAAATGCTCTGACTGTAATTCGAATGAACTACATGGTCGATGCTGAAGTTGGCCACGTACAACTTAAATGGGAAGGTAGTACTGCAGCAAATGATAAGACCATATTTGCAGTAGGTGTTGGTTGTGGTGATACAAATCCAATGGGTAATATTCCCGCTATTCCAAATAATGCAGTAAGCCCTACAGGAAATCTTCTAGTGCAAACATTTGGTACAACAGCAAATGCTGCATACACTTTGATTTTGGAACTACACAAAAATAACACTTATTATGATATTGGTGTGTACCGAGATCCGGCAGCATTCAACTACGGCGAATACTCACTAAAGCCATAATAAAATGAAACTAATCAAAGAAATTAATGAAACCGTCAACTATCTCACCGAAGAGGCTGATGGTAAAAAAATTCTTCACATTGAAGGTCCATTTCTTGTCGCTGAAAAGAAGAATCGTAACGGCCGCCTGTATGAGTTCAATACTTTACGAAAAGAAGTAGACCGTTATACAGAAGAGTACATCAATAAGAATAGAGCATTTGGTGAATTAGGTCATCCTGAATCACCTTCTATCAATTTAGATCGTGTTGCAATTCTCATCAAGAGTTTGAAAGAAGATGGCACACAATGGATTGGTAAAGCGAGAGTTCTAGACACACCAATGGGTGAGATTGCCAAGAAACTTATCGAAGGCGGTGCTCAATTAGGTGTATCTTCTAGAGGCATGGGTTCGTTGAAGAATGTTAACGGTGTTAATATTGTTCAGAACGATTTTTATCTAGCCACAGCGGCGGATATTGTAGCAGACCCTTCCGCACCTGGTGCCTTTGTACAAGGTATCATGGAAGGTAAAGAATGGATGATAGTTGAT